GTTATGCAATTACCTCTGACCACGGCGGAACACCTACAGCCCTGAGCCTTACGGATACTGATTACTCAAATCGTATTTATGTCAATGGCTCTACATTTACATCAAATACTTATGGCATTCGTACCGAGCGCTTTGTCAAAATAAATAACAGTCAGTTCACAGGCAACACGCAGTTTGGTGCGTATCTAGGAGGGCTCAACCGTCAGCAGGTAACCAACTCAACATTTACTTCAAACGGTGTTGGCGTGTACTTATCGTCATGGATTCCGACAAGTTGGACAGTTGGCGCTGGCAATCAAATGGTTTCAGGTAACACATTCAACGGCAACACGACTGCTATTCAGTTTGCAAATAATTGGAATAACGGCTCCTCCGTGTACAACGGAGTAAGTTCCAACTCGTTCTCCACAGCCAGTGGAAACACATTTGGCACCACTGCGCAAAACACAAACAATTTCTCTGGCTCTGGGTATGTCGAGTCCAATAACACAATCACTGCGGCTTATCTGAATCCAGTCACAAACTTGACTGCTGTTGCAAACGCAGACGGAAGTGTTGACCTTGATTGGGATGCATCGGCGGCAAGCAATTGCGTTATCTACGGTTACTCGGTTAGTTTCTACGACCTCACCGTAATCGGTGGAGCACAATCAGGTGGTTGGGGAGTTTGGACTAATCAAGGAACCAACTACTCGTTAAGCACAGGAATGTTTTCTGGTAGTAATCCTGTCACGACTGGATACGGACCAGTTCGCTTTGGTATCAAAGCAATGACGGGTGGGTGTGTTGGAGTTGGAACTGGTAGTTGCACCTATGGTCCTGAAGTAACTGTTGATGCAACCGTTCTTGACCCGACTCCAGTAACTACGACTACTACGACTACTACAACTACGACGACTATCGCTACCCCTGTTTATGTTCCGCCAGTAGACACTGGCACTACGTCTACAGTCTCCGAACCCGTTGTATTGCCAACCGTACCCACAGTGCCACTGCCGCAATACCCAGACCCTGACACAGAATCCACAACGGTGACGCTTCCAACAGAAACATTACCTGGAACCGAATTGCCAACAGTAACCATCCCAGAAGGGTGGGAATCAACAGAAACAACTTTACTACCAATTGAAGTAGACCCAATAGAACTTGAACCAGTTGAAACAGAAACTGAAACGGTAGTAGTAATAATTCCACCAGATGATTATACCGTCGTCGATATAGAAGACAACGAGCCAATCACAACAGTCATATTGGACAATATTCTTGAAAATACGTTCACTACTGATATTGAGGCTGACGAGGTTGGCGCTGTTCTTGACACGCTCCTTGGCGCAGAACTTACCGACATTCAGTTCGACAATGTCCTAGAAGCCGTGTTTACCGAAGATGTTTCGGCAGATGTATTCACCGAAGCACTAACAACAATGCTGGATGCAGACATCACTAGCGAACAGTTGGCGGCAGTTTTGGATTCAGCGTTCTCAGAAGATACTTCTGCTGAGAATATGGTGTCGGCTTTGGAATCAATCTTTGATGGTCCGCTTAGTTCTGGCGACCTAGACAAAGTTATGGACGCAGTATTTGACGAGGACATTTCCGCTGCAGACACTATGACCGTACTTGACGACTTGCTTGAAACAAATCTCAGTCAAGCAGAAACAGAAGCAATATTTGACAGCGTGTTTGACGATGACCTTTCCGATGCAGAAACCATTGACCTTATCGTTGATGTATTGAAAGACGGTCTTACCGCAGACAATTTGGGCGCCGCACTTGATGCAGTCTTTGACGAAGAAGTAAGCACCGAGGTTTTGATTGAAACCTTTACCGCCGTCTTGGGTAATGAACTTAACGAAGAGTCGCTTGGCGTCATCGTGGACGTCTTGGAATCAGACACGATTACGAGCGAGCAAGTTGGACAAGTTGTCACATTGGTAATTGAACAGGAAGGTGGTATTCCTAGTGACCAAGCAACGGAACTGGCAACGAGCCCCAAAGTGCTTGAAAGCATTGACGGCGAACAAGCGACAGAAGTGTTTGCCGCAATCGTTGTTGCCGAGGTCTCGGAAGAAACGGGTATTGAAATTGCCGAGGCACTTACGGACGCCCCAGTAGAAGTTAAAGAATCTTTTGAGGAAGAAATCAATGTGTTCGCTGGTGTGTTTGATACATATGTTGCTTTGGGTTCAAATATTGATGTCGGTGATCGTAGAACGGTTCTTGCTGTTGGGGCTGCTGTTGCCATAGTTGGCGCTGTTGGGGCTGTTGGTGGTTCTGGTGGTGGTTCTGGTGGCGGTTCCGGTGCCGGTGGTTCACCTAGTTCAGGTAATAATGTCGCCCGTAAGCCCGAGGAAGAAGAGATGAACGGGGAACTTGCTTGGGATGGCGTGGAGTGGATAAATCAGTTAAGTATTTTCAGGTATAATAATGGAGTTAAAATTTTAGATTGGGGTCTTTTTATGAAAAAGTTTACATTTGGTATCTTAAATTTGGGCTTCACAATTTCAGGGTCTTTGGTTGTCTACTTGACGCTGTCGGGCGCTATTCAAAGAATCGCTGGCATCTCATCTGTTCTTGCGTTAATGGGCGCAATGTATCTTCACATGCGGGAACCTGACAATAATTAATGTAATATATCTTATGGTGTATAATATTTAAGTTCTACCCCATAAACATAAAGGTTTCGCACATGGCAAAAGTTGCTTGGGACTACATTGTTCCCGTAAAAATGCCCAAAGATTTAAAAGGCATTGAACCCGGCAAACTTCCTGACTCACTCCTACGCCCAATTAAGAGCGGTGGAAAACTTCATTGGCTTGCCGCCAACGCATGGAACGCAATGGTCGCTAAAGCCAAAGCCGATGGACTTGAACTTAAGCCAACCTCGTCAGGAGACCTATACCGTTCCTACGAGTCGCAACTGGCAGGCTTCAAGCAACGCTATGTTTTGGAACCAATTGCAGGAACAAGCACAAAATCATTTGAAGGCAAAACTTGGTACCTCAAAAAAGGTATGGCAATGCTTGCGACACCAGGTAAGTCAATGCACAATCTTGGGATTGCGGTTGACGTTCATTCAGCAGGTGAACCAAAGCGTCTCAATTGGTTGATTGCAAACGTTAAAGATTTTGGTTTTAGTTGGGAAGTGGTTCCAAGCGAGCCATGGCATTTGCGCTATGTATGTGGCGATACACCACCACCAGCAGTAGTCGCTTTCGGCGGAGAAACCGCACCAGCACCCACAACAACACCATCGGCACCCACTTCAGCGCCAGCAGATGAAAACTCAGCAATCCAACAGGCTCTAAAAAACAAAGGTTTTTATAACGGAGCAATTGACGGCAACATTGCTACCGCAGAATTTCAACAAGCACTCAAAAGTTTCAAACAAAAAAATGGTTTGAATCCAGATTTTACTATTGGCGGCAAAGTGAAAGCGTTGTTGGGTTTGAAATGAGCAAGTATGCGCAAGGGGAAAGCACCATAAAAGAAGTTCGCAACGAAGAGTTCCTTTCTTCCGTCAAAACTGAAGTTGTCGCTAAGCCATCTAAAAAAACTTCTAAAAAAAAGAAATCATTAAAGGAGTAATTTTGTCATGGACGCTACATGGGCTGCTGTTGTAACTGGCGCTTTTGCTCTTTTAATGTTGTTGATAGAAAAGGGTCGCCGCGAAAATGTTCGTGACCACGGCTATGTTGCACAAAAACTTGATGACCTAAAAGCAGATGTGAAAGACATTGACGGGGATATCGCTGTCATTGAACACAAACTTGACGCACACCTAAACGACACGAAATCGCATGGCAGTAAAAAGAAATGAGCAAAAAACCTGCAAAAAGAAAAATTACTGAACCGACTCCGCTCGCCCCAAAAGTTGATTATGGGGTTCGGGTTCTTTATGTTGGATCAAAAACCACCATGTTTGTTTGCCCTAAATGCGGGAAAACCACCAGAAGGGGAATGATTCAAGAATATAAAGGAACTTTGTTTTGCAGTAAAGGCTGTGTATCTGCGTTTAAAAAGGAAAGTGAGTCAGGTGGAGTATGAAAAAAGATTTGGTAACGAATGTCCTTCTTAGGATTCTTGCTACTTTTGCCGCATCTGGTCTTGGGGTTATCGGCGCAGGAACAATTGCTGGTGTACCAGTACTCAAAGCCGTCTTTATGGCTGGAATTGCAGGGGTTGCAGTCGTAATCGAAGGTCTCTCTAGGGCATTCCTTGAGGATGGCAAACTTACAAATTCAGAAATTAACGATGTCTTCAACAAGGTTGACAAGAAAGCACCGAAGGCAAAGGCGAATGAAACGGTTTAGTCTTGGGTTGGGTCTTGCTTTTCTGCTTGTTGGGTGCGGTTACGACGGTAGTTATCGCTATTCTTGCCAAGACCCTCAAAACTGGGGGAAACAAGAATGTGAACCACCCCTATGCGAAGTAGATGGGAACTGCACAAAAACATTGCTTGGATGGGATCCTACAGAAACAACCGTAGAAGCAACGGTTCCAACAGAGGAAACGGTAACACCATGAAAAAGCGTTTAACTCCAGCAGAACTTGATGCACGACTCAAATTTGTTATCGGATGCATTCTTGGTTTCGTACTTCTGATAACGACAGTTGGTGTTCTTTGGGCACTTGTGTTTGTTACGCAACCGATTGGCGCTCAAGCCGAAAACGACAAAATGTTCTTTGGTGTTCTTTCATCGGTCGCAACTTTCATCACTGGCACTCTTGCAGGGTTGATGATTTCAACAGGACGAAACGCTGAAGACAAAGATGGGAACGGCATCCCCGACCATTTAGAAGGCAAGTAATGCGAGTTTGGATTGACCAAGACCTATGCACTGGAGATGGACTATGCGCGGAGATAGCACCAGATGTCTTTACGATGATGCCAGACGGTTTAGCATACGTAAAAGAGGGTGACAAGATATTTGCCTCATCTGTGGGGAACCCTCAAGGAGCCGCTGGTTTGGCGTCTTTCGCAGACGATCGTCTTGATGATGTGATTGAGTCTGCCGAGGAGTGTCCCGGAGAATGCATCTTTATTGAGCCCTAAGGGGTTGGTGGTAGAATAGAGGTAGGAGAAGTAGCCCTATCTTTTTGCGTGCAGGGGTGCTGTTACTGGTTTTTGTAGTTTAAACGAACTAGTCTTTCCTTATGGTTGACACCGACGAAGAAATTAAATGGCACAACGACGGGCATGTTGTTTGCCTTTTGTTGAACAAAGACAGACTTGAAATTGTTGATGTTACTTGCCCAAATACAGGTAAAGAAGATTCCCCGTGCGCACATGATGATGTGGCGTGTGTTGTCGACCATTTCTTAAAGTTGTACGGACTTGAATGCAATGTCGGAGTTGTAGAACCTAGCGGAAAAATTTCTGTAGCATGGGCTTTTCTTGGTGACAGGCACAAAGATTTAGGGGCGTGTCAAGTTTGGATTATTCCGACAGAAGATGAAGCATTCTCTGCTTGGATTTCTACCCAACAATAGTTATTCGTCGTCCTCTACGCCTTTGTCTCCGCATTCGGGTTGTTGAGGTATTAGTTGCCGACATGGGCATTTATATTGTCTTGCTCCAATAACTGTCATTGGTTGACTTTACATTTTTTGTATCCCAGTGTCTTACCTAAAGTTGGGTTCAGGGTCTTGAACCAGCCGTCTTTTTTCATGAGGACACCATCGGTCCCTGAAATCTCGCAGACTTTGATTGATAGTAGTTCATATTTGCCAACGATTTTAGCGAATTGTTCTTTGTGTTTAGAATTTGATGGTGTGCAGTAGTAGCGAAGTGTTCCAAACTTTTGTTTGATCTGTTGGATGCTGTAGTTCTTATCAATGGCGATTAGTTCACTGTGGCATTTTGCAACAATGTCTATCCATCCGTCATCGCAATCTATTGATTTCCCCCAACCCTTTCCAAAACTTTTGTAGATGTTTTGCTTGATTGGTTCCAGTCTGTAATCGTGCGATAGGGGCATATCTTCATCCATTTGCCATGATGATGGCGTTACGGTGACGATCCCACGAAAGAATTTTTCTATTATTTTAAACATTTATCTACATTTCTGTAATGATAACCATGTGGTCATCGTAGATATATTCGGTGTCTGGCGGTGTTTTGTCTACTGTGAGCACCCTAAGTAACCATCTGTCTGTTCCGTCGTATTTCGCTTTGAAGGATTTTCTGCCGTGAACAAGTTTTCTGTTATCTAAAACAAGTACATCGCCGCCTTGTAGTGCGATTTGTTTTGTGTTTTCTCTGATTGATTCAAGGAGTTTGTCTAAGGCTTCTTGTGCTTGAAATGTTTTACCCCGCATGAAGAACTCGTCAAAGCAGATGGATAGTTTGTTGTCTTTTTCGGTGAGGATGGGTAAAAGTATATTCTTGTTAGGTTCGCCATTCATACGGAAACTCTCGTCAATTGCTGTAATGAAGAGTGGTTCTTTTAAGTAAAACATTGTTTCTTCGTCTAAAGATTTGACGATGTCGTCCACATGGGCAAATGTCGTTAAGGCGGTTGGGTCTTCTCTTAGACACATCAAGATCACATGAGATGGCGCATATGGGTGGAACGCTGTTTCTGTGTGGAGTTCTAGATTGACTTTTGACGATGAGGATATTTGTGAGGTTTCTGATTTTTGAATTGGGAAGATGCTTTGAATAAGTCGCCCGTTTTGTTCTTGTTTGTAGCCTGTCGGTATCCCGTGTTTGTAAGCAATCTTTTTTAGGGACGCTATTGCTTGATCTATCTGTGGTGTTTCTTCAAGAGATGTTGGCGTAGGGGGTATCTTCCCTATTTCTGCGCCTTTAATCAGTGTCCAACTCATGGTGATATCACATTAGTTGAAGGGAGTGCTTCAAAAAGTGTCTTTATCAACCTGCGGAGATCGGGATGATATACCACCTCGTTTAGGTTTATCCGATATTCGTAGCGTCCTTTGACTTTTGTTCTTGCTACCAACTTGTTTTTACTCAATAAAGATATGGCTTTGATAATGGCAGTATTGGTGACGCCAAGGGTTGTGGATAGTTCTCTGACGGTTAAGCCTGGTGTTTGTATGAGGTAAAGCAATACTCTGCCGGGTGGGGTCAATAGGTTCACATTACTTTTTGGGGTGTAGGCGATGATGTTTTGTTCATCTAGTTCTTCAAGGATTGACTCGACTAGTTGTTTGGCGGAAAGGTTCTTTGTTTGAGCGTTTTTGACTATTCGTTCTAACGGTCCACGTATCGCATGGTCTCGTCTGTTGTCGTGATTTGAAACCATCTGCGCAGATTACCACAGTGATATCAGGAGTGTTTTTTCTAAAACCCCTTAAATATTTTATTTATTTACATTTGTATTTGCTAAAAGTCAATAACAGTGCTTGACACAAGATAAATAATGTAGTTGTATGTCATAATAGAAAGACAGGAGAACACATGACTAGTCCAGATAAGTCAAAGAAAGACCTGCTCAACAAACTTTCGCAGATGTCTAAAACCGTTAGCGCACCATGCCCAATAGGGAAAATACACAAACAATTAGATCCTGAAACGCAAGTTGCGTTAATGAATGCACTTCAATCACCAGCGTCAAACTCGCAGATACATCGAGCACTAATTGACGAAGGGTTCTCAATATCGCGCACAACCATCAACCAAAAACGAGGATGTTTCAGAGAAGGCGGGCATAAAGAATGCCAATGTTTCCCTAGCAACCTAGGAGCATCAAAATGAGCAAACTCAAAAACACACTGACCGATATCGCTTTAGATGCGGACGGTCATCCAAACGGAGACAAAGCATGGGCAACCGTCTCACCAGACGGCGGAGAGTTATCCACAGGGGCAATGCCAACAGAACTTGGCTCAGATTGGGACACAGTCCTCAAAGGATTTGGACTAGACCCGAACATCTTTGAAATAGTTGACGACACCGTCAAGATGTCTAAATGGCAGTCATCTAAACGCCTAGAGAACGGCGACCGAGACCTGATATGGCTTTACTCGTACAAGGCTAGATTCCGGCGCAAAAGCCTTACAGGTTTAAACGAAGAACAAGTCAATGAGATCCGTAACTATGTACAGAAATGGAAACCTGTAAACAAGACAACAACCACCCCTTCAAAAGAGGTGGGCGCAACATTGGTTGTCTGTTGGGCAGATCAACAGTTAGGTAAATCTGCTGGTGGTGGAGTGGACGCAACAGTTGAAAGAATCCTTGATAGTTACACAGCAACGATTGAACGGGTTAAAGAACTTCGCAAGATCGGGCGCAACATAGAAAAGATAGCCATCGTGAACATGGGCGACCCTGTAGAAGGATGTGATGGACAGTATTCAAGCCAGTTGTTTACAGTTGAACTCACTCAACGGGAACAACTTCTTTTAGCAATAGACCTTTGGTCTCAAGGGTTGCGACAGTTAGCCCCATTGGCTGACCAAGCAGAGTTTATATCTGTTCACTGTAACCATGGTGAATGGATGCGCCGTAACGGCAAACAGGTAACTAGCGACTCTGACAATGTGGGTGGCTTTCTTGCAGACACTGTGAAACGCATCGTAGAAGACAGACCAGAGTTAGATAAACTTAAATGGAAAATACCGCACGATGAAATGGTTGTCACCTCCGTGCTATCAGGTATCAAAATTGCCTTCCATCACGGACACAAAATTAGTGGCAAAGAAGTGGAATGGTTACGAGGGCAGTCAATAAAGATACTTCGTGAAGAAGGACGTGAACCAGATATCTGGGTGACTGCACACAGACACCATTTACAGGTTCAAGACTTCGGACCTTGGTATAGATTCCAATGCCCATCTAACGACGGTGGCTCCAAATGGTATACAGATATGACGGGCAACTGGTCAACACCAGGGACACTCACATTCCTTGTCGGTAAGCATGACCCTAAAGGTTGGTCAGATATGGCAGTCCTGTGATATCAGTACAAGTACTGCACGGTGATTGCCGTAATGAACTAGAACTTCTGCCAGATAACAGCATTGACTCAATAGTCACCGATCCACCTTATGAACTTGGATTCATGGGCAAATCTTGGGATGCGTCAGGTATCGCCTACGACCAAAGGGTATGGGTTCAATGTTTGCGCGTACTTAAACCCGGTGGACATATGCTCGCTTTCTCGGGTTCACGCACATATCACCGTATGGTTTGCGCCATAGAAGACGCAGGATTTGAAATCCGTGACCAGATTATGTGGGTTTATGGGTCAGGGTTCCCTAAGTCGTTGAATATCAGCAAAGCAATTGACAAGACTGCTGGCGTAAAGGGTGAAATCATCGGATACAGCAGAGGTGTTGGTGTATCTGCAGAAGATAATAATTTTGGCGGTATTAATCGTGGTGCTGTCGGCATAAAGCAAATAGGGATTGATGTTCCGATTATTGCCCCTGCTACAGATGAGGCTAAGCAGTGGGAAGGTTGGGGAACAGCACTCAAACCGGCGCACGAACCGATTGTGTTGGCTCGTAAGCCGTTGGTGGGAACTGTTGCCAATAATGTTTTGACTTATGGTACAGGTGGTATCAACATTGACGGATGCAGAGTGGGCGAAGGAACTGGAGAAACTAAGACAGTTCAATATCCTGACATTCGTGGCAACAACTACAACAACGCTTCTGGCACAGTTGAATACACGGTTACGAATCAGGGTCGGTTTCCTGCAAACTTTATTCACGATGGCTCAGACGAAGTATTAGAACTATTCCCAGACAGCAAAGGTGGCGCATATCCAGCGAAGCGTGGACAGGCTGTGAACACGGCGTTCGCAAGCGGTCAAGAAACAGAAGGTGGATTCAGGAAGATGGGTGATGACGGTTCTGCTGCTCGGTTCTTTTATTGTGCGAAAGCCAGCAAGAAAGACCGCAACCAAGGCTTAGACGGATTTGCTGAGAAACGCCCTGATGAACGAACCACAACAGGGATGGGAACATTTGATGAGAAAGGTGTTGCCAAGCAAGCCAATCACCACCCAACAGTCAAACCAACAGAACTAATGCGCTACCTAGTCAGACTGATAACACCATCAAACGGCACAGTCCTTGACCCGTTCACAGGTTCGGGTTCAACAGGTAAAGCCGCAACACTAGAAGGCTTCAACTTCATCGGCATAGAACAATCAGCCGAATATGTCCAAATAGCCAAAGCGCGAATAGGAGCAACCCAATGAAAGTACTATCACTCTTCAGCGGCGTCGGCGGATTTGATATGGGTCTTGAGAATGCCGGCATGGAAACCGTATTCCAGTGCGAATGGGATAAACATTGTCGCACCATCCTTGACCATCATTGGCCGACCGTACCGAAATGGGACGATGTTTCTACGCTCACGGGCGAATATATTCTTGCTCATGCACCTGTTATTGATGTTGTTGCGTGGGGTTCACCATGCCAAGACCTCAGCGTGGCAGGCAAACGAGCGGGATTAGAAGGCGGCAGATCAGGACTGTTCTACGAAGGAATGCGAATTATCAACGAACTACGAAAGGCAAGCAATGGAAAATATCCAAGAATCTCTATTTGGGAAAATGTCTACGGAGCCATCAACTCCAACAAAGGCGAAGACTTTGAAGCCATCCTCAAAGAAATGGTTGAAGCAGGGTCGCTACTCTGCGAATGGCGTGTCTTGGATGCGCAATACTTCGGAGTCCCACAACGGCGTAGACGAGTGTTCGTCGTCGCTATCTTTGATTCTGCAACCGCAGACCGATGTCCAGACCCGCTATTACCTGTCAGCGAAGGCTTGCTCTGGAATCCTACGACGCGCACAGCGAAGAGGCAAGAACCTACCAATACGGCTTCAGGAAGCATTGGAAGCGGTCGTGAAATCGCAAACTCAATAACCGCAGAACTTTACCACCATGGCTCTGTTGTGAATCAAGATGCAAACAATGGACATGTAGTCATAGAACCATTTACATCTTCTAGTTTTGCCCAATACGAACAAGGTGTCGGCACTCTTCGGTCTAATGGTGGCGATCTTGGTGGGGGAAGCGAAACTTTGGTTGTAAACCAAGACAGAACTTATCGTGATGTAACAGGAGCGTTGTTGGGGCGTGATTCTTTCGGGCCGAATCATGAAGGCGCACGTGACGGCAAACTTGTATTAGAACCTATGTTGCTTGACGGCACCAGAGTTGACGATGTACGAGTCTATGAATCACCAGTACAGACATTAAAAGAACGCATGGGAACAGGTGGCAACAATGTGCCAATGGTTGCGTTCTCTCACACGCAGGGTTTAGATGCGCAACCGTCAGAGTCGGCGTGGCCGACTTTACGCAAAGAAGGCAACGGACACGCCGTAGCAATACCAATTCAAGACGGTCGAGAGATAGAGAAGAACCAGAACGGTTTAGGTGTTGCCGATGAAGGCGCACCTTCGTACACGATTGACCAAACAGGGGCGCAAGCCGTAGCCATCGGCATTCAAGGGAATGTGATTGGCAGGCAAGACCACAACGGACCTGCCGGTAAAGGACACACCGACGAAGGAGACCCGATGTTCACCCTTACTGGCACTGACATTCATGCTGTTGCTTACGACGAATATAACGATGCTTTGGGTGGCGATGTCCATCACGCACTACGGGCTGGCACAAAACAATCCACAGGCGTAGTAGTTAATGAGGTTGTTGGCACACTTCGTTCGGGTGGAGATGGTGGTGTACCTTCAAGCCGAGGCGAACACCTAGTTCTGGAATCCAGTGGAAACACCACAACGGTGACGCCAACCCTTAAAGAAACCAGCGAAGCCTCAACAACGATGGTAGTGCGCCGCCTTACACCTCTCGAATGTGAGCGACTTATGGGGTGGCCCGATGATCACACCCGATATAAGGCTAATGGCACCATTCAATCCGACACTCATCGCTATAAACAGTGTGGCAATGGTGTTGCATCACCTGTCGCCCAATGGATCGGCGAACAGTTGATGGATCTTGAACTAAGCAAAGATGCGTAATTAAATCAACGGAATACCAAAGAAAGCCTGAAGCACATGACAACAATAGTAGGAATACAAGGAGACGGCTACTGCCTACTAGCGGCAGATACTCGTATCACCTCAACAGACAGCGCTGGCGTTCCATACCAAATCATGACCCTCAAACCCGAGACTTCCAAAATAGCGGCTAATGGGAAATACTTGATAGGTACAGCAGGAGACCTAAGAGCAATCAATCTCCTGACCCATACTCTCAACCCTCCAGTATGCCCACTAAACCTCAAAGGCAAAAAACTAGACGAGTTCGTAACTAACAAACTCATCCCCGCCATCAAAGAAATGTTTGAAAAGAACGGGTACACAACAAACGAAACCAACACCCCAACAAAAGCCGAACACGACTCAGAACTCTTAGTTGCCATTAACCAAACCCTCTACCACATAGACGGTGACTACTCATGGTTCACAGACCAAACAGGAATCTACACACTTGGCTCAGGAGCAGCATATGCGCTCGGTGCATTACATAACATGCCAGCCCCAAAGAACCCAGCCCAAGCCAAGAAACAAGCCATCAAAGCACTAGCCACAGCATCAAGGTATGACCCGAACACAGGGAGTCCATATCACACTCAGATCCAACAAACCAAGCAGAACTCAGATAAATCTAAATGAAACAACAACACCACAAACAGAGGGATGATATACAAACAAAACGCTGGCAAACGATGGCTGCCTGTCGAGGAAAGACACACCTCATGTTCCCTCAACACCATAAAGACATCACCTATATCCTGGAAGCAAGAGACATCTGCGCCCATTGCACAGTGAGACCACAGTGCCTGAAGGAAGCCCTTGAGTATCACCCGATTGATATGCACGGAGTATGGGCAGGACTGACATCACGACAACTAGCCGCCGAACAAAAACGCAGAGGCATCAAACCCATCCGACCATCAATCAGTCAGATGTGGGATCTATCGTAGATTTACAGTCTTAAACACACACCACAGGTATCGCAAAAGGTAGAACCCAATACATCAACAGGTTTTTTATCGCAGACTGCTAAACCACAAGGCTCAAGCCTCCGCTCACCCCGAAGATACGCCACAACACCTGACAAAGGCTTAACAGGTTCAGAGACCTCTAATAGAGCAAGACCTTCAGCATCACGAATACCGTTAATCAGTAAGAAGTTCACAAGACGCTGAAATGACAACTCACGCAACACAGACAAATCCACTAACTGATTCTTTAACCAGCCTGGCACAGGAACGGTCACATACACTGTGTCCTCATCACGGGCACGCTTAGACTTAAACCCCACCTGAATCCCTCACGACCAGAATCCCTAAGTACTCTGAGATTGATAAGTCATAAGCATCGGCCTGATCAACCATCAAATTCTTTAGTTTTGCGTCAATTTTTATAGTCAGGGTTGTTTTTGTATTTGCTTGTGCGCGTACTGGTGGGCGCCCGTGCCGTTTTTTCATTTTGGTTTGTTTCTTTTCTGTGCGATATATAACCCAATTAAGATTCCGTGCGAGAGTCCTATGATGATGCCGTGTATGTATTGAGTCATTATGTTATCCCTGTGTTATGTGCTGGTTGTAGGTTTGCTTGAAGTGCTCTCTGTCTGCGCCTGTGGAAAGAGAGAGACCTACTATCTTGATTACTTGTTTTAGTTTATCTGTGATGTGTTGATCGGGCTTAGCCGTTCCGGAGTTTACGGTGTCTCGTATGTGGCAGTAGGTGTTCCAGGCTTGTGAGGCTGTGGGTTCTGCGCCGGGCTGGGTTTGCAGCCAGTGTTCGTACACAAGGCCTGATGTAGGCAAGTACCGTTCTGTTCTGCTTAGTTTAACTAACACGGCTTCTATCTCTTCGTATGGGCATCCCCGTAGTACGAGATGCCAGGACTTATAGGTGAGTTTCCTTTGATCTGGGTCGTTAGGGAGTTCTTTGTTCCAGAGGGCGTAGGCGAGGTCAACAATACGGGTGGTGACTGCTTTAGTTGGGTCTTTGGGCTCGTTATTCATCTAGGAACTCTTGACGCGCATTGCGCTTCTCTGTTCGTTGTATGAAGCCTTCTATCTTGTCGGCGTCTCGAAAGATCAGGTCTATGCCGTTGTACTTCTTTTGCCGAGGGTTGTCGCCCATATGGAAGGGAGATGAAGCACAGCCGTCTATAGCGAGGCAGGAGGCTTCTATGCCGTAGTCGTGGATTGATGCCGCTATCTTGACTTTACGGTCGTGGTCTAGGACAGCCAACTTGGATGCGCCCATAGTCTTAACCCAATAGTCCCAAACAATTTTGACTGCTTCGTCGGATATTGATTTGGCTTTTTCAGCGCGCTGCTTTGCAGATATCCGGGGTCGCTTCTGTTTAGGTTTATCTGAGTTGTTTACGCCACCGTTCGGGTTGGGGAACATCTCTGGATTCTTTTCCGCAATCATAAAACAGACTCTACACCCTTTTCAGTAAAAGGTCAAGTTCCAAATTAGATAGTTATAAACAACGATGAAATAACTTATTAAAGTTACATAAATTAAATCATTTTGGAAAGTGTGAAAACCTTTACCGAATCTATTTTAGTTGGCGGACAGCCAGAACCGGATCTACGATTTTTGATGATCGGAGATCTAGATTTGATTATTAATCGTCGACGAAAGGTTATATACGCCACCGTGCATGTTAGATGCTTATCCGCGCTTACTATTTTATTCGTCGCAGTCCCGTGATGTGTTTGTACAAGTTAGCAGGCCGATAGCCCCGTCGCAAGCACATTTGAAAGAAAAACCACTAGTACTGTTATATATCTCTATGTTGTGGTTGTAAGCCCCGTGCAGCCTGATTACCCCCAATATGTTGTGGTGTTGTTTCACCAGAACGGGGCTTGCTAGTCTTCTGTATATCGACAGGGCTCTGAAGACCCCCATCTAAAGACTCGTCGTTGTAAGGAACGGGACTACGAACTTTCCGTCGGGTTAAGTGTCGTAGTGCCCGTTTCTTACTTAACTAATTTAAGTGTGGGCTTTTTGTGAGTTGGGTGGTTGCGCATCGAGCGTGCAAGATCGTCGTATACGCCACCGTGCAGTATGGATAACTTCGGTTTCTTTTTAGAACGGTTCTTCATCGTCGCCTTCCATCGCTTCATCTATTTTTTGTTCCCATTCCAACAAGATGCTGAACGCTTCTGATCGTCGCAAAATTGCTTTATCTGTCATAATCGGCCAGTCTTTAATTGGTGTTGCAAAACCCTCAAAGTGTTCTTGCATTCCTTCTTCTGTTCCACAGTCAGAACATATCTCTATTGGTTTGCCGTTTCGTATGCTCCGAGTTAGCCGGGAGATTGCGCCCACATATTGTTTGTGTTTGTCGTTAGAGGGGATCAGCCCTTCACATCTGGGGCAGACTCCCATGTCTATCTGTTTGGTGTGGATTCTGTTAAATGGTTTCATTATGTGGTTTCCTTTATCTATGTTTATAGTTTAGTTCAACGGCGTATACGCCACCGTTCAGTTTGTGGGGTTACTTTTGATCCCGTATATATTTATCCACCGCTTTCAGACCTTTGTTTAAGATCATGGTGATCGGGAGAAACGCTGATGCTTGCGCACCATATGTTTCTCCGTTCTTTTCTATCGACTCTGCAATCAACCGTTCTATGAGGTCGCTGTTGAATGCGACGCACACATCTTTATCGCCGATGCCATACACCAACGGTTCTAGTTCTTCGCGCTGTGTGAACACCTCAGGAGGTGCGGTCAAGAATGTGACCTTAGTTCCGTCTTCGTGCTCCATACGGATCATTACGTCGTCGTTATCTTCTTCTAAAAAGTCTTTGAAGTCCATGTCTACTTCTTTCTGGCGGCATATACGCCACCGTTCAATTTGGATAAAGCCACTTCTGTTTAGAAGTGGTAGTCCACGATCACGATCCACTGTTTATCAGGGTCGGCATTCGAACGCTCATGCACCCATTTAGGATTGGATGTGTATTCGACCGTATCGTAGAACATCATGTCTGAGTTGTATTCTCCGTTTTTGACACGAAACGCCCTCCCAGCCTTAAATACTGCGAGGGAGTTTTTAAGTTTAGTGTCTCGTTCTTCATCTGTAAGTTCTTTTACAGACCCCGAGAAACCACCAAAGTCGTATTCAGGGTTAGTGAGTAAATCCTTCAATGGGATATCTCCATAAAGTTCTATTGCTAGGTTCACGGTTGATTGTGTCCACTCACGCGCCTGCTCAATAAGTTTATTGAAGATTTCCGGATCGTTCTTGAAGTTTGTCGCTATTTTACATTCTTCTTCACTAACACGATCCTCTTCGAGGATGCAGCACCAATCAGACCACTCTTGTTCTTCTGCGAAATGAAGTGCCGTGTATTTTGCTTCTTCCTCGTTGTCTGCTACTACCGCTAGTCGATGATATGTATGCATTATTTTTTCTCCTTTTTCTTTACTTTTGTTTTTGGATTTGGAATATTTTTACCTGCGCCCTTTATGAACGGAGGTCTCGAACTGGTGTAGTTTTTCATTATGATAAAGTTATTTCGTATTGAGTATCTGGATTTGCCGGCTTCTCTGTTATGAAGTATCCAATTCTGTTTACTAAGTGATAGCCCTCACAGACGATTGGTTGATGTTCGCCGTCCATATAAGTCCAGACATTTAGTGGTTTAGTTTTAGCCACAGACAAGACATATTCAAGTTCTGGTCCGTAGGTTTCGAACATAATCCCACCTTGCTCGTCGTCAAACGACGCATTCTTATCGAGATGATTGGTTTGTGGTTTATATTCGTCGCACCATAAGCCAAAGTCCAACACTGGTTGTTTAATCATTGGGTTACCGTTTCTTTTACTTGTCGTTTCAGGTCGTCTATTAAGACCACCATTTGTTTGTGGGATATAACGCTTTCCAGTGCGCCTGCTAGGAACTCTGTGGAGTTGTCACCCCATAGGTATCGTGACAGGTCTACAAGTGTGTTCACTGTGTATTCGAGTTCTGTTTCTTTAATCATTATGCTTTCTCCCTGCTGAAGTAAACTCGGTGTAATGCGTCGTTGATGATTTCGTGACACTGTTCGTAGATGCTGTCCAACTCTCTACCAATCATGTTGATTGCTGATCGCCAATCTTCGTCGGAGATGAGATATGCCTCTTCATCGTTGAACATTGGTTCAGTTATTTCAAAGTCCTCTTTTTTGAAGAAGATTGCTAAAACTTCTTCGTCGGGTAGAACCATTGTTTGGATTTTGCTAACTAGGTCTCTGCCTTGCATTATATTTTTCTCCCCATGATGTCGCTTGCGTAGTTGCGGATGCCCGAAAGTAGTTCTTCCGTGTAAACATTCCACAAGTAATCTGATGACAATATGTATTGCCCCAACTCGTTTAGTTGGTCGTCTGTTAGTTCTTTTGCGAACCTGTATTCTGCGCCTTCGTAACCGCTATCTAAACGATCGGTGATTTCTTCACGCAACGCTTTCACACTGAATGCGATTGAGTTCGCGTAAGTGAGATCGTTGTCGGTGAACCTCTCCAACGCTGTTCCGTATTTCTCGCCAAGTTCGCACGCTGTTCCGTCGTTCCCACCGTCTTGCCATTCTTGAAACAGTGCTTTGCCTGCTTCGTCAAATGTGTCTGTGTCCACTATGACCGTGCCTGTGAACTCACAGACCGTGCCGTCCATAGTGTTGATGATTAACTTGCCCATTTTTAGTAACTCCATTTCTAGTTGATTTATTTATTGTGTATATTTATTATATAGGTTGCAAAAATGTTTTGCAACCCTGAACGGTCGGGTTGTTATACCCGAACCGCCCTACTTCGAATCTCTGCTTCAATCTCTTTTACTGGACGAGGACTCCAATGGCAATCGCGTTCGATTGCTGGAACGCCGCCAAAGACGGTCACTGCTTCTAGTTCGCTGTATGAGAAATATCCATACTCCATTTCAAAGCCGTCTACGAGCCCCCAAAAGAGGTCGTCGCCGTCAAACTCAACCGCATACCAAGTCCATTGGGAATACGGTGAGAAGAACTTGACCATTGCGACCGACTCCTTCTCAGGGTGCTTCTCGCTGTCGTAGAGAGGTGAGAGAGTGTCCCTGATCTCTTGAGTGAGTAGTAAGTGTCTACGTTTCGCTCTTTGGGTTTCCATTACTTTGCTCCTTCGTTTTTTGTTGATTGACGGGCGATTGTGACAATTTCTAAACATTTATTGAATGTTGCTTTTACGAACTCTGCTCCATCAACTGAATAGAACCATTCGTTTTTACCCGGTGTCCGTCTGATTTTTACATTAGTTCCAGTCGTGTCTATAACTTTCATTATTTTGCTCCTTCGTAATCAACAACGATTGTTGTTTCTTTGATGAAGTTATCCCAAGCAGAAGTGAACTCGTCTCCGTGCTTGTCGAACATCACGGTTTCACTAACTTCGTCTTGCTCAACGCAATGAATAAGTTGCGCCATTCGTGCTGTCGCTTGTGAGAGGAACTCGTATTTCTCTTCCCAAACATTTGCAACATAGTCGCCCCAAATGAAAATGAACTCATTGAAGTATTCTGTATCGGGGTCGGTTGAGACCACGAACAACTCTGCTGTTGGTGTGTTTAACTCGAACAGGATAACGCCCTCAGGGTATTTGGTTTGTATTCCGTCTTTAAGTAATGACATTATTTTGCTCCTTCGTTTGGTTGATTTGTTTTCTTGCCGTATTCGGTATTTATCATTCGAGTCGCGAACCGTGCTCTTTTGCTTTCGCCAAGATGATCTGCTGGATCTTCAATTTGAACCTCAGCAGCGAACACTAAATGATCTAGTTCGTCCGATGTCAATTCAATATCTGTTTCGAATGTGATCTTGATTTCATAAATGTTTTTCATTTTTAGTTCCTTATGTCTAGTTGGTTTAGTTATTCGGACTGTTTACCCTTACCCCAAATAATAGGGTAAGGGTGTTGCACAGTTAGTTAAACGCCTACGCCAAACGCTTCTTTGCATTGAACTTCAATCGCTTGGACGACTTGCAAGACTTGTTCGTAGAACTCGTCATACTCTTCATTCTCTGACTGCTCTTCAGTCATTGACGGATATTCGCCTTCAATGTCTGCGAAGAACTCGCCGTTACGAATTGCGTAACCACCACAGAACGCCATACCACCCTCGTCGTATGACAGAACAAAGTCAAGTGTCGGAAACTGCTTGGACACATTACGGATGCCCTCGCCGACTGGAGACCACGCTGACACGAAAGTCATGTTGATTTCGTTATCGGTAATTGCACCGAATCCGCCGTCAAAGTCTGACCACTTAGAACCGTAGTTCTTACAGTTCCATTCATACCAGTCAGGAACGCCGAACTTTTCCAAATTTGCTTTTCGTTTTTCTTCGTTTGCCGCATTTTGTTCGCCGGAAGTCGAATACCCCTTCACCGTGTTACAAAGTTCTTGTGGTGTTGGGAGCAGATTGTCAAGAATACGGAATTGTTCGTGATCTTGAAGTTCGCCTGCTGTGATCGCTTCATGGAAACGCTTAATTTCTTTCGCGTCGCCTGAGACTGTTAGGTAGTTGATACAATGATTTGGCATTTCTATTTCTCCTTGATTTAGTTGGTTTATGTTTCGGGTATTAACCCTCGCCCTATATGGTAGAGCGAGGGTGTGACACGGTTAATTAGTCTTCGTCTTCAATATCCCAAGATTGAGGAACAAGAGTCTTAAAACCCGCATTAGGGTCTTCGAGGTTGGTGCTAACTGCGCTGATGAACTTAAGATCACAAGACATCTCATACCACTCAACGAGTTGTTCATACATCTCCTCAGGTGTCCCTTTGAAGATCTCATAACAACCAAGTTCGTTAATTGAGTCTGCCTCTGCTTTGTCCATTGAGAGATAGATTTTATGACAACCGTCAAACGCAATTTGTAGTGCTGTTTCGGTCGCCAGTTCAACATCCTCGAACATTTCTTCCAGCGTCTTTTTTACTTTTTCCATTTCTATTTGTTTCCTTTCAATGGTGATTTGATTTCTTTTAGTTCGCGTTCCAACTCTGAACCTTCAACATTGTCAATAAGGCTGAATAAATCATTCACCCATAGTGCAACGCTTTGTGGTATCGGTGTCGCCGCAAAGTATGTTTCGTATTGCTTCGCTACTTCGTTTATCTCGCTAACTAATCCTGCGCCCTCGCAATCTCGGGTTATCGCTAGAACTTCGGTGACGAAACTTTTGTAGTCACGTTTTGTTTTAATTGTCATTTGTGTCTTTCTGTAAGTGGCGGCGTTGTTGCCGTCATATTTATAGTAAGTTATGGGTGTTGTAGAGTATCTAGTTTTTTTAATAAAGTATTTTTAATTACATCACCATTATATACATGACCAAAAACAAAAAGCAACCTTTTGTTTCAAGAACCCTTTGATCTAGCCAACCGATCGCGACTCGATCGCTGGAGCCGGGTTTATATACGCCACCGTTCAGGTTAGATACATCCGATCAACTGATGCTAAATAACAATCGTTGCAAATTAGACAGCCCCGTTTGCCCAGAGGTGGGGCGGGAGTCCCGTGCCTATCTTCTGAGCACGGGGCTATTGCACACAAACACCTGTTCGCTTGACTAATATCAAGGCTATGACAATTTCCCGGACAAACAGGTGGCAATACAGGTTCGAGGCATTAAAACAATACGCCGATCGCACGAGAACTTCGCTTGTGCCCGCTACTCAAGTTGAGATTTATCAAGGGAAAAATGTTGCGCTTGGTGCGTGGGTTGCCTACAACCGTCAGCAGTATCGAGCAGGTGAGTTATCCGTAGATCGTCAGCGAGCGTTAGAGAGCCTCGTGGGGTGGCATTGGGCTAAGCAAAAACCTGGCAGACGCTACGATAAGAAACGAGACGCAGAGATCACTCAGCGTTACAAGAGCGGGGAGCGCGTAGGTGTTATCGCAGATAGTTACAATTTGTCGCGCCAACGAGTTCACCAGATCGTGAAGAAAGTTTCAAAACAAAATGTCTAACCAAGAGTTTGGACACGATCACCGTAAGCGTGATGCTTGGAAAAAGATGAGTGAGTGGTCGCATAGTATTTCTGACAACGATCTAAATGAATTGTTTAGAGAAGACGAAGATGATTTCTATGATCAAGAATTGGGACGCAAAACCGTGAGCAGCAAACTAGGCAAGTCGATTGTCGCATTGTTCGGTATGTTGCTCGGTGTCGGCGGTATGTCGTTCGTTGTTTATCGTGTTGCGCTTGCGCTAGGTGTAGACACTTTGTCGTTCACCGAAGCGGTAATCGTGACCGCCGGTGTCGCTTTTATTCGTTACGTTGACGCAGGAGTGATGAAAGAGATCCGATAAACACAGCAGGACGCACCCTTGCGAGTGCGCCCTCTGCGGAGAAGCCGAAAGGTGAAAGGAGAAGCCCTTTCGTTTCCTCTGGCAATCAGAATAACATACAACCAATATGTCATTCTGAATCGATTAGGTTTTACCCTAAACGCTTTCCGTTTAGTTTCTGATATGTTTCCTGCCAACATCTCGGATACCAACGAGTCGGTTTCTTGCCGACTTTTAATTGATTGAGAACTGCAAGACCCTGCTTGACATCGTGCGCCATAAACACTTTATGTTTTAGAACTTCTTTAATACAGTCCATTGCCAAGATGTCGTGGTATCCACCCCATTGACCGCCGTTGCCAAGTCCGTGAACCTTACCGTCAGTAATCCAAACGATAGGGGTCGATGATCGCTTGCGCTGTTTTGTTGCCCAACGGATTGCTTCACCGTCTACGCCGTTGCCGCCGTTTCGTTCAGGAAGTTTGTCAATCATTTTTCCGTTTTGTGCAATGACAAGAAGGTTGGGTTTAACATTTGTTCTATCTGCTGAATAAACAGCAACAGTGCAACCTGGTGACGCTTCGGTGATGTCAAGAATATCTTTATTGTTTAAAGACATTGAACCTGAACCGTCAATCAAAACAATACCGCCGTTACCTTTTTTGTATCGGTCAAACACTCGCTTCTCAGGGTCTGCAAGCGCGTTGCCAATTCTGCGAGGGTTGCGCCCCATGTTGCTTGCGACACGCTTGCGACCAAGACCGCCGTGCGCTTTGCGAGTGAGTGGAAGGTTGCCGACAATAAGTTTGCCCCAACTAGGGATAACTCCCTCACCTCTGCTTACTTCCGCAGGACGAACTTTTTTTGGATCTGCTTTCGGTTGAGGCTTATCGGTTGCGCCGACACCTTTGTCGCCGTCTTTCTTTTCTTTGTCCTCAGGCTTTGGCTCGCCTTGCTTGTTCTGTTCATCTTGCTTGTTCTGTTCATCTTGCTTGTCCTCATCGACTGGTGGATTTGCGAGACGATCTACCCATTCTGCAATGCGCTCAGTATGCGAGAAACCAAAAGGTGCAAGACCGTGTCTAGGGTCTACTTCGGTTGAACCAAGAGTGCCAGTTTTGAATGCTTTGACAAACTCCTTCTCAACTGCTTTAATAATTTCGCGCAATGTTTTTGCCCACGCTGGGTTCACACGCCTTACGCCAGTGATGAAATCTTTGCCGCCGCCACAAATTGAATAACCAACTGCAATATAAACAGCCTGAGTCCAATCTGCCTGCTCCGCAATGCGAACGCCTGACGCTTTCTCGCTTCCGTCTGCAAGTAGATCTACATCGAATCCTGCTTTCTTAATGAGAAAGTTCACACGAACTTCCTCAACGACCGTGAGACCGGTTTCTGTTGCGATACCTCGTGCTACCCACTTTGGAAAATCATCTGCTGGCGAGAACCTTGCGTGAGCCATTTCGTGTGCACGAATAACACGATCAACTTGCTCGTCACCAATAGGAACAACCATATGCTTGCTCACAACATTGGTAAATGGTTTGCCTCGAACAGGGGCACAAGTATCTACTCGCCATGCGCCTGCGTCTTTGTCTTTACGCCCCAACATTTCGGGGAGTGGTCTAATTTCTGTTTTCATATTTTCTCTTTCTATGTTTAGTTGGTTTATGCCGCTTGCTTATGGCGACTTGATTACACCCCCCACTTTAGATGAGGGGTGTAACGGGGTTATTTAAACTGCTACCTTATTGATTGCGATTGCGTCTAGGACGCTTTCTGCTTGCTTACCGAATACCAGTCGCGCACTTTCTTTGTCGCCCAACGACTTTCGGAGTTGGTCAAATGCGTAGAAAGTTCGCAATGAAATCCTGCGCTCGCCTGCGTCTGCCATACGAACTGCATACTCACGCAAATCTGCCGACAACTTTTTGAGTGCGTCAGGGTGAGGTTGGTCAATACGGATTGCTACAGGGAAACGATCTTTCAACGCTTCAGGCAACTCTTCCATAGTCTCAATGTTCGTGGTCATCACGACACTGAAACCGTCTTTCGGAGTGATTACCCGTTGGTTGTCAGGGCTTTCCCATTTTGCCGACTCTGGTGAGTCAGTGAATGCGAGAAGTGTTGCGAAAACATCTGCGCCTGCTTTGTCAATCTCGTCGATAACGAGACGACCGCCACGCAAACCGTCACCCTTCCATGCTGATACTGCTTTACCGTCTGTCCAAGACCAGCCGCCTTCGCCGTTCATCTTGTAGTGTCCTTCAACTTGCGCGTTGGACATATCCTCTGTGCAGATAAGTCGGAATGCGCCTGCTGTTGTATCACCGTAGTTGAGACCTGCAAAAGTTTTGCCGGTGCCTGGAGGTCCGAATAAGATCAATCGGTCTACGCCAGCGTTGAGAGCATTCTCAACATCTTTCCAACATTGTGGTAAGTCTTGTCGGACTTCTTGTTTTTGTTCTGTCATTTTATTGCCCTTCGTTTGGTTGATTTGTGATTTGGTTGTTTTGTTACTTACACCCCCCACTTTAGGTAGGGGGTGTTGTAGGGTTACTTACGCAACTTGCGCTTCAACGTTTGCCTTGCTCTCAGACTTTGCGCCCTTGAGTTCGGTAACACGGATTTGCTCGTATGCAGTGATCGTGGTTACTGCGTCTGCGACATCTGCTTTGATGACACCAACTTCAACCGCCGACTTGAACTTCTTTCCGTCAATGGTTGCTTTTGTAACCGTCTTGAAAACTTTGTCAGACACGAGATCCTTCAACGCTTCCACGCTGTAGTTCGGACGCTCGCCCTTGACGACTGCGATTTTCACGCCATCGACGACTGCGAAATCCACGCCCTGCTTTGCGAGTTCCAGTTTGAAACTTGCTTCTGCTTGCGCGAGATTTTGTTCTGCTGCTGCCAATGCTTCTCGCATTTCCAACACTTGCTTTGCTGTATTTGTAATCATTTTTATTACCTATCTTTCTATGTTTATGTCTATGGGATATTTCTAACTTCTTAACCACCACTCTATATGAGGGGTGTAACACGGTTACTTTCTTTATATCAGACTAACTATCTATGATAGGTAGTCTAATACCACTTGTGGGGGGAAAACAACCTCTACTTCAAGATTTCTGAAATTGTTTGATCTAGGTTGGTTGCGAACTCCGTAACGGTTTCGTCCTCAATAACTCCACCGAGACGGTCTGCCTCTGCTTCTAAGAGGCTGTGTGCGCTCATCATTTCCTCTAAGAGGTATTGGAAGTAGTCGTCCTGTTCCTCGAATGGGGTGGTCGTCACTGCTTTCGCAATGCGATTTGATAACGCGTATCCCAGTTGCATTAGTTGGGTGTATGTCAATGTGACGGTTGCTTCGTGCTGCTTTTTCATAATTACTCCTATTGTTCGGGTTGTTGTTACATATCTATTACGCTCTGAAGGGTCAAAAGTGTGCAGTCTTTTTAGAAAATCTTTTCCACAGGTTTATCCACAGGCTTGTGGGTAACTCGTTTAGATTTATATGCGCCACCGTTCAGTTTGGGGAGTCGATCAGCCCTGGCGCTGGGAGTCGATTGGATCTGGATCTGAGCCGGCTTTGTCAAAAGCCCCGTGGATTGAGGATCTTCGGAGAGCCCCGTTTCGTTGTTTCCACAACGGGGCTAGATACAAAAAATCCCCAACCCGGTTTTCGAGTTGGGGATTTCTTTGTTTTTCAGTCTGGCGCGTTTAGTAAAACTTTCCACCGCATTTGCATTTTTTCTTTGCCTCTCGAATTAAGGTGAGTTCTTCACACTTTTCGCATCGGCGGCACTCGCAGTAATCCACGAGTTCAGCACACTCTTCACACTTTTCTCGTAGGTCGAGGGTCGTCATTTAGTTCCCCTAACAAGTTGAAAACGGTCGCCTTCCTCTGTAATCATGCCCAGAGTGCTGCCGTTGTCCCATGCGACGTGAACCGTGCCTAAGTCATCAACACTCATTACAACGCCCTCATCACCATACACCAACTTGGTGTATGGATCTGATGAACGCAAGAACCTAACGCGCTTGCCTATATATTCAGTTTTGTCTGTCATTTAGTAGAGACCAAACGCCGTGCTGTCTGCGAGAACGCCGAACAATGCTCCTGCATCGTTGCCTTCTGTGTCTTGCGATGGATAAAGAATTGTGCCACTTGAGAGAACGAGAACCATAGGGATTTCGTTTTTGCTCCAGCCCTCTTTGTCCATTTCTTCTTTACTCATTGGTCGGATATCAACGATTGTTGCTCCAATGATTGAGTCATCTACTGTTGTTGCTGTTTGTGTTTCCATTACTTAATCTCCTTCTGTTGGGTGAACCTATTAAAAATTGCTTTCTTGTTGCATTTCGCGCACTTGAATTGTCCTGCAACTTGAGTGCATTTCCATTCGTGTTGTGTAACTGTTTGACAAACCGTTTTCATTACTTCTCCTTGTTGTGTTTGTTTTATTAGATTAGAGTTAAATCTTCAAGTTGAACAAGATACATTCCATCATTACCTTTTTTATTTAGGTCATCATTGAAATAACAATATGGATATATCGCGAGTGCTACCACCGTGCCATTTCGGTCTTGATATTTGACCCTTGAACCTTCTTTAATTTCGCTCATAATTATTTTTCCTTTGTTGTCTGTTGTCGCCGAACGGTTGTTCGGTTAGTCCCCTATGCTCATTGAAGAGCCACGCCCGAGGTGTAAGGGGGGTTGCTTACGCGAGGTGATTAACCCTCGCACTCGCAATCTTCGTGAAGTTCTTCGCAGTAATTGCAATTCGTCGCTGTGTTTATTTCCTCTACATTTATTTCAACCGAGAACCACGCCAAAACTGTTCTAAGAACTTTGTCGTAGTCGCCAGATGTCGCTTCTGCGATAAAAGGTTTCACTTGGTCGCGCAGCCCGTTTCGCTTTAACGCAAGAGTGCAAGTGCCAATTATTGCGAACGCATTACCGTCTTGGTCTGATAAGTCAATGCTTATGTTTGGATATTTTGGTTTTATATTTACTAGCATTTTTACCTCTCTATTTTTAGTGTGTATATTTATATTTGTTATTACTATATATATTACGGCACGGGTGTTGTAAAGTGTGTCCTCTTTTCTAAACTTTTTTTCATTGTGTTGTGGTCGTCAAACCTACCCCCAACCTGTGGATAACTTGCCTATGCCTGTGGATAACTGTCGTGAGACAGATTGGCACTTTTGTCTCAGGCTCGTTGTAGTTTATATAAGCCACCGTTCAGGTTGGGGGAACTTGGTCGCGCCTGGCTGCGTCGAGAGCCGGTCGAGAGCCGGTCAAAATGTCGAGCCAGTTGAGAGCCCCGTGAATGTAAAACATCTTACGGGACTCATGTCTTCACAAATTCTTTACGGGGCTGTTGGCAGGTTTGCGTCGATTGGCGATACCCTTCAAATATGTCTTCACCACTCAGACCCCGCCGTCGATCTCATAATTTGCAGATCGCTGAAGTTGTTAATACATTGGCAGACTCCGACCCCGATCTATTTGACAATGAGAGTGCAGCACTTATGCCCGTTAAGGTATCGGCACGGCTAGATCGGATAGATACCGATAATCCAGCCTATGCACTATTGCGAGACGCTATTGCGCCCGTAATATGCGATAAGCACCTAGATAAGACTCTCGAGACGCATGAACTAACGACACTCAGACGCACGCTTATGTCGTGGGCACGCTTGCACGCTGACGACCAAGCACGCTACTGGCGTGAACTATTGACGGTATAAACATAAATAGCCCGCCTGCCGGAACGGCAGACGGGCTACTGAACGCCTAAGAGTTTGGATTACTCGTCGTGATCTGCGAGTTTAATCCGATGCAACTCCACCCAACCATCGGGGGTTCGCATTGAATTCAAATATCCGCCTTCAATAATCCCACGCACAAGACTGAATAACTCACGCGATAAGTCATCTCTAGTGATCTCCATCGCTTCGATCCAATCGTCTTCATAACGGTTGTGAGTCAGATCGTCAATCACCGATTCTACGATCTCCATACCGATCGCACCGACGCCATGATAATTCTCTGCCAATACTTCGCTTAATGAATCTTCTAATAGCATTTTTTACCTTTCGTTGTTGTTATCACGCCACGATTGTGGCGCTAGTGCCTAGTTGCCCTATGACGGGCTACCCCTAACGGGCTAGGCGACTCACCTAAGTGAGTGTCTTACATTGACATCGCTTCGCTATAACGAAGTGTGCCATCGCCACCCATTGCGATCTCGGTTGCCCGTGCCCACGCCTGATGAACTGACTCACTGCCGCCGTGAACTCCATGCGTCAGGTAGTTAATGACTCGAGTCTCAAACTCGCCTAACGCCTTAGCGCTATAGCGTGCGATCGGTTGCGTTGCGACCGTGCCGTGTGGGTAGTTCACCGTGTCAAATATCGTGAACTTTACACACATATAGCCGCCGGAATTGTCGTAGTGTGCGAACTGGATGAACGACCTGAACTCTTTGCGACCTGAGTCGTGCGAGATAGTCAAACTGACTTGCCCACCGACTAACTCGCCTTCGAATTCAATATTTTGAGACGGGCTGCGCCAAGTGTAAGTGATCTCACGATCGCCCACCTTGCGAGTTGCCTGCGCAAAATTTGCGTCTAGTGTGATTGTTGGTTGTGTCATTTATTTATCTCCCATGTCTAGTTGGTTTATATTGATTAACTTATTACTAACTATATTACGGTATGGGTGTATCAGAGTGTGCGCTACGACTATCGGGGGCATTAAAGATATATCGCATATCCGATATATCTGAGATCCATATATACGATCCGATATACGGTTTATATACGCCGCCGTTCAGATTGGCGCGACCGGTTGCCCAGGTTCGAGATCCGGTCGATTGCGCGCCAGAACTTGAAAGCCCCGTGAAAATTTGATTCTTTGTGACAGCCCCGTTGACACTTTACAAAACTGGACTGTTGATTTGCCGGGAAGACTCGACTTTTTGCCGGGAACGTTCGACTTTTTGCCGGGAACGTTCGACTTTTGTTTGGTGGCGGCGCATAAGCCCCGTGTCTTATCGTAAAGGCACGGGACTCCCAATAGCAGATAAGATCCGGTTGTGAAAGTTTCCTGCTCTATTTGTAATGTCGAGTTCGACACGGTAAACACTTCTTATTCCGTCAAAATAGTAAGTTGGGTGGAACACAAGGACGGGAAATATATTGGCTCACCCCGAAGCCCTTCAATGCCGCTTGGGTATGCCCACAGAATATGCACAGAATCGCGTAACGCCTTTGACGACGCACCAACATTGTTCTAGATAATTGTTAAGTTCTGGGTTCTTCCCCAGAATTAGATTTCTGCGCCGACGATCGCAAGTTCTGCTGTTGGGGTTTGCAGTTCGCACAACATACGGAGATCTAAAAGTAGATCAACCATCTCCGAGGACGCAACAAGTTCACGGCTCGAGATGGTTTTGATTGATTTGTCGATGAGTTCAATAACAGGGTTCATTAAGTTCCTCGTCTAGGTTAATAGTTTATCTTATTTTATTCGTAAAAAGGTTTTGCCGGCTTCTCTTTGGGGTTGTTGCGTGCCAACTTGCGTATTTGATACAACGCAAAAAGAATTGGGACACCAAAGAATGCCATCAAGAACACCTTGATAGTTAAAAAGATACCGACCGTGCGTTTATTCATGCTCACCAACGAGGTTTAACGCTTCGTCTATTTGCATGGATGTCTTGATGGAATGGTCGCCGTCATACATAACAGTCACATAGTTTGCACCTTGTGAAGGGTCTTTCGCTAGGTCGCAAATCTCTGCGTATGCCTGTGTGATTGCGTCTATGTGGTTGTCTGCTTCGTAGATCATTTCCCAACGGACTAGGTAAGGCTTGGTCATACGAATGCGTCTACTTGCCATGTGAACATTGGTTTGACACCGAGTTCGTCGTTGATGCAACGGGAAGTTACCTCAACATCGACCTTGTATTGCTCCAAGTATGCGAGTTCCTCTGCAAGTTCTGTTTTCGCAGCCTCTATCTGTGAACGGAGTTCATGGATTCGGGTTGAGGTTGTCTCGAATGTGCGCTTTTGTTTTCTTAGTTTCATTGTTTATTGTCTGCCTTTCTATTTAGTTGTTTATGTTTAATTACTTCTGTGCTTCTCTGTCTGCTTTTGCGTCACGGATTTCCCACAAACCCTTTTTGAGTTTACGGAAAGTTGGGGTCTCCTGTAAATACTTCAAGGTGGTTTGGTAGGAGAAGCCGCTTTGCTCGGTCAATTGCTCAGTTGTGTATTGCTCAAAATGGTGCTCATTCGCCCATTTCAAGAACCTGTTGAATTTTTGTTCTCGTGTCTCCACCCGGAGTTCTTCAGGTTTCGCACAAACTTCTTTACCGAGGTATTCGGTGACGAGGACAGGGATCACTTGTTCGTGGACACTGTAACCGTTTAAGAAAACTTCGGGTGCGCCTTTTGCGCCTTCACTCTGCCACTTCGACAGGACGCTCAGACCTCTATAGATTTCGCCGAGAAATGTGCTTTCTTCTTGGTGCTCTTTTCGCCACGACCAACCTTCACCATATTTCGCGTTTCGTTCCGCAAACAATGACTTGAATGTTTGGTCTATAAAACTCTCTGTTAGTTGTTTCATGTCTATCTCCCTGTTTAGTATATTTATGTTTTCTTCTTACCTATGTTACGAACTGGGTGTAACAAGGTGTGCTTTATTAAAATATCTCGCTTTCCTTACGGAGAGACTCTGGGACTTGCAGAACGCTTTGAACTTTTACCACCAGACTTTCCAGATCATAAAGTTTTTGGTGAAGTTCCAGTAATGTGCTTTTAAAAACAGCCGACTGGTTAATTTGTTCAGTTCGATGTAGTTCCGACAGAATTACATCATCGGTTCGCTGCACCGCCTTCAACACTCGAGCAAGGCTCAATACGTCCTGCTCAAAGATTTCTTCTAATGACTTTCTTTCTATTTTCACTATTTTTATTACTCCTTAAAGAGTTCTAGGTTTATCTAACATATCCATTATATATGCCTATGAGTATAAAAGCAACCACCGGGCAAACAAATGTTCGCCTCTCCTTGTTTAAGTTTATAT